ACTGCAACGCACACCACTGCAACGCACACCACTGCAACGCACACCACTGCAACGCACACCATTGCAACGCAGTTGCTCGCTTCGCTCGCGTTGTACACAACTGCTTTGCGAACCTCCGCCTCCATTATATATAATCTTTGCATTTGGAAACACCCGCACAATTTCTTCTTTGATTTGTTTCTGCAAGTGGATGCTAGGGACGCCAAACAAAATTTTGGTAGCACCAAGTTTTTTTACAATGAGGATACTAAGCAAGGCTTTGCCGAGCCCACATGCCCAAATGATTTTACCAATATTGTGTTGGCTGTAATATTCTTGTATGCGGTCCAAAACCTCTTGTTGATGGGCAGATGGTTGAAGGGTCGCCTGCTTCGCTTCCTTCAACCGATGAACAAATGCAGGAATATTGATGGACGCAATGATCGCTTTCGCTTTTGCCTTCACTTTTTTAGGAATGCGTTCACACCGATGAAGTGTGTCGATTTCCGCTTTGGTTAACCTTTTATATTCAATACTCAAAGAATCTAAAAGGGGTTCAATGCGATCAATGATGCATCTTTTGTAAAATTCGGTGCCTCCGCCACGGTAGTCGTGAAAATCTTTAAACTCATGATGAAGTAAATTCTCGATGAGTCGCATCCGATCACGTGGGATTTCAAGGATCATGATATATTCACCTCGAATCACTTCGCCGGTTACGTAACCGCCGTTCTCGCGATCTTTGGGAGACGACGCGATGCCGAGTTTGATCACACCTTCGGCTCGGAACCAAGCATTATCTCTCAAATAGATTGTCATTTTTTTATGATCGCATAAAATGATGATTTGAAATGTAATCCAAATCGGCGTACTTCTCGAGATCTAGATATTTAACATTTTCCCACTGAAGTTCGCGGATTTCGATTTTGTCCATGTGAAATTTGCAAATATAATTGAAATAGAGTTCGTATTCGGACGCGCCCGATCCGTACCCATGTCGCAACCATGGCTCCACCTTTTCAAGAAAAATCACCCAGAAGGGGTCGTTGCCACTGTTTTTTTTAATAACTTGTTCCATCATTTCTCGGAGAATCCGGGTCTCAAACATCATATGGTGACAAATTCCCGAGAGTTCATAGACGCGCGTAAAGTCGGGATGTAGCCTCGACATATGGTCGAAATAGTGGGTGTGGTGTTCTCTACTAAAATTGTAGAGACATTGATTCTCGGAATTGATGAAAATGGTTGGATTCAAGAAAAATGTGTCGGCATCGATGACCAAATAGCGGTCAAGAATGCCCGGAATAACGAACCCTGCATACAATTTGATGAGTTGTTGGAGGTACCAACCATTTCGGTTGTCCTTGTTATGATAGACTGCGATTTGGTCGGCAAAAGGAAAAATAGATTCGTCGATGACAACGCAGTCGTCTATTTGTATTTGTAGCGGTGTTATAATGTAAATATTTCGAAACCCCATAACGTTTTTTTTCGTACAAGATATTTGTTTTTCGATGTTTTCAGTATCGTTTGGACCGAGTGGGATAACGATGTCGAACATTATTATGAAACAGCTGTGCGAAAAGCTTTTATGCTCTTTTCTTGTTCTTTTTCTTATTGCCACCTCCTCCTGTGCCATTGTTAAAGAGTTTCACAAGTTCTTCCTCGGACAAAGCGCTTGCCGACTGCATAGGCGCAGGTGGTGGTCTTAATCCGGACTTTTCTTGTATTTCGTCGCCGATTTTCACAATAATGGGTTGAGACGGTTGCTGAGCCTGCACTTGCACTTGCTGCGCTTGAGCGATGCGAAGCTGCTTCTCTTCCATTTTCTTGCGCAACCTCTCTTTCATGGCCGAATGTTTCGACAAAGGCGTGCCGGCGGCAGCTGCGTTTCCGGCCATATTTTTAAACATTTTTGCAAAAGGTCCGCTCGCAAAGTGTTTCATAATATCTTCGCCGCCGCCCATTTCCTTAAATTTCTCGGCAATGCCGGATACTTCTTTCATGAGCTCTTCTTGCGAAATATCGCCGCTCTTCATTTTCTTTTGCAGCCGGTCGGTGATCTTTTTCATAATCGACATGATCTTTTTGGGATCCTTCATGATTTGCGCCATGATGTCCTTCACGGACTTGTTTTGATCACTGCTTTCGTCAAACATATCCTTTAAGTCCTCGGTGAACTCTTCAGTCAGTTCTTTTGCCAACTTTCCAAGCTTTCCGTCCATTAAAGTCTTCATATGTTCCATCAAAACTTCGGGCTTAGGGAGCTTGAATGGCTTTGACTTTTGCTTATCTGATGTAGTTGTATCTTCATCTTCATCTTCTTGATGCTCTTCTGCAGCAGCCGTTGCTTCATTTTGTGCCTGCTCGAAAAATTCGCCTAGACCAGCCATAGTTTCCTGCATTTTGCTTTGCAAATCGTTTTCGTCCATGGACTCGAACATATTCATGGCATCGCCAAAGTTGGAGCTATCCTTCATGGATCCGAGAACAGTGAACAATAACAATTGCAAATATTTCCACATGGAGGTCTTTGTGTTTTCGCTGACACCTTCGCAATTAAACAATACTTTGAAATCGACGTCTGGGAGAAACATGGTATTCGCGGTAGAAGACTCGCTAAATATTTCAGAGTTGGAATTCATAATATCAAAAAATCTTTCGGGGAAAACGGCCAAAAAGTGTTGATGGAGGCGTTCATATTCATTGTCGTCGGCGGTTGACCAACGTTCCCACAAGAATGCATATTCTGGGAATACCTTGGTTAAATCGGTAGTAAAGTCTACAACAATTGATCGAAGATTTTGTTCACTCATTTTTTTTTTGTATAATATTGGTTCTTTTTTTCTTTTTATATTCTTTTTTGGTTCCGTTTCTTTGAGTGACGACGTTTTCGCTTGTTGGTTTGTCTGCGACGGTTTCGTCGTTTTTTGTATGTTCCGCCGCTTATACTTGTATCCGAAGTAGCAGTAGGAGCAGCAGGAGCTTCTGGAGTCGCCGAAGGACCAGCAGGAGCTTCTGGAGTCGCCGAAGGAGGACCAACAGGAGCTTCTGGAGTCGCCGAAGGACCAGCAGGAGCTTCTGGAGTCGCCGAAGGAGGACCAACAGCAGAGGTATCTGGTTCTGAAGATTCCAGTGAAGGAGCAGTTGCTTCTCCGACTTTAACATCTTTTTTAATATCTTCAACAATTTTAGCAGCCGCGGGGGTTAATGCTTCGGGTGGCAATTCACTGATAAGTTTATTTATTTCTTCATCGCTTAAATTAGACATTTGTATATATACATTGTCATAAAAAAAATAAAAATAAAAAATGAAAATCCGACAATTAAAAATATTAGTTGCTGTATTGGTTTTGTATATTGTAATCAATTCAATACAAAGATCACAAAATACCCAAATCGTTATTAATTTACACTTTTGGACATCTATACCAAGCGAGCCGTGTCAAACACCGAATTCTACGACACGGACAAATGATAAAGATGCCGCAACTTTGTTATACAAAATACCCAAATGTGTAAAGGTAATTGTAGATGCGGCAACAACGACAATAACTCAAGAGTCTTATGAGCCAGCTGCAGTAAAGTATAAACCCGTCGATTATGAACCTATCGATTACGAATCAATCACACCTTCGGACTCCCTTCGGGTAAATGCCCGAACTGCAGTACCATTGTCTACCCGAAAGGGAGAACTCGGCGTTTACCTAAACAAAACCATCAATATTCGCGATTACATAATGAACTTTATGGAAACTGTTTATTACTCGGGTTAAATGTAGGTAGTCAACCGGATAAACCCAAAGTAAACCAGGCCAAACAAGATACTTTTGAACAAAATGCCATACAAATTGAGATTGCCGTCGTCGCTATAAATTTTTAAAAAGTTCAAATATTTGAACATGAGCGCATTGATGATGGGCACTTGGAACAAGAAAAACAAAACCCCGATTAAAATCGGTGTCTGCAACTCGTCGTACACGGAAACCACCAGATCCTTGCGGTGCTGTTCTTTTTGGTGGTCCAAGTTCATTTTGGACATCCGGTCTTCATACTCGCGCAAATAGTCGGTAGTGAGTTTCTGCGCAGGAATGTGATTCGGAACCACTTGTTCGTCGTTTTGGTAGGACTCGGTGTCTTGAGGGAAACCGCGATTCATCATGGGTGGAGGTGCCCGCTGCATCGCCTCGCCGCTAAATCCGCCGGATCCACCACCAAAGTCACCACCACCACGCATGACGGGCAGCTTTGTATCAGTTGGTTCGGGGATTCCATACGGGTTTTGGTGAACATTCAACGGCTGATATTGATTGTTGGGCTGATTGTACATACCCCTGGATCCTGGATCTCTTGAACCACCAGAATCGGGTAAATCGGAAATGCGTGTAATATCGTTTCGATCCATATACATTATCAAACAGTAAACATAACCGCCTAAAACGCGTCGGCTTCCTTATTATCCGGATCGCTAATTTTGATAATTTTCTTGGTGACATTGCAAGGCACGGCATTCATATCAAATTGGTGGCAAGTCTCGCCAAACTTGTAAATTTTGTGGTCGATTTCATTGATCACTGGGCCGTTGAAAACCAAACATTTTTTACCTTCACATACTTGTCTAAACATGGTGGCGAGACCAAGTCCAAGCAAAATAGAAATTAAAATTTGTCCAAATTCAGTGTTTAATAATCGCTTGACATTCATATTTTTTTTTCTATACAAAGCCCTTAGAAAATTACCTCTTCATAAATTGCATCGTTTAATGATAACTTGTCGTAGTCAATTTTGTCGGGATGCTTTTGAAGAATATGTATAGCTTTTGGATTCGATGATAGTGCACTCCAGTTTACTTTGTCAATATGGTTTTCTATAATTGGAATAGCCTCTTCAAGTTCACAAAAAGCTTCCCAGTCAATATGATCAATGTTTTGTTTTAGTATATCGATGGCAACTGGATTTCCAGACAACTCTTTCCAATAATAAAACTCTCCATGTATAGCTAACAATTCATTCATTAAATATTTAATTAATTCAAAAGCTTCTGGATTCTGATTTGTAAAAATATTGCTATCTAAGTATTTTAGATTTTTTTTTAAGTATGGCACCATAGTGTAGCTATTTGATAACTCAAGTGTATGAATTCTTTTTGGGAGAATATCGACATATTGTTCATACAAAGCTAGCGCATCTGGGTTCGGATTATCAAGCAGATACCACATTTCAATCTTTGACGGTTCTTTCCTAAGTAAATGGAGTGCATTTGGATTTCTACTTAGGCCTGCCCACTCTACACTGTTAATAAATTTTTCTATTGTCGGTATCGCATACGGGTTTTCGGAAAGGAAGAGTAGTCCACGATAATCGAGCGATTTTATAATATTTTCGTCAAAAATATCATTTATCCAGGCACTATGATTTTGACATAAGAAGGTCCAGTCGGTTATTTTATTTTTATTATTTTGAATAACTGGTAAAGCGGCGATTTCTTCGATTCTTAAGAAGTTATCCCAATTAATTTTATCAATATTTTCTTTTAAAATTGGAATAGCTGCTGGATTTAAGGATAAAGCCTTCCAATTTATTTGGTGTATATTTTCTTTTATAATATCAATTGCTCCACTATTATACGAAATTCCGAGCCAATCGATTTTATTTTTATTTTCTCGTAAAAATGATACAGCTCTTGGGTCGTTAGATATTCGATACATATCTAATTTATTAATATTGATCCATTGTAAAAATTGGTAAGACGGCATTTATTTTTATATTTTATTTTAAATATATATATATGACGAGTAAGTATAAATTTAATTACGATATTTTCTATAATTTTTATACAAATCCAGTAAATATAATAACAGACATAAGTGATTGTGTCAGACTCAACTATTTCAATAAAACAAACTCCAAAACGAAAATGCCGAAAATTTCAAGTCAGGTCCTGAGTAGTCCGAAATGCAGTTATATTAAAATTGATGGCATAAAAGTGTATATTACAGAAACGGGAAAACAAAATACATTTATAAGTGGAACTGAAAGAAAAAATGAGGACACTGGGGGACTTTTGTTTTCGGTTCCGAAAATTATGAATAACGAATTATATGATTTCCATTTTAATTTTGGTAAACGTAATAAAAATGAAGGTTATACACAAATAAATGATTCAAAATACTTAAATTTTGTCCCGAATCAAGTAAAACCAAACATAAAATCAAACCGGACATTGAAGAATAATAAAAATTATTCAACTACTGAATATAAGGATCTTGAAGAAATTGAACCAAATATTGACACAGTTGATATTGACAAAGATGAAAAAATTATATACTTTCACAAAACCGAACAAATACTCACCCAAGAAAAAACTGGATATTTTAATCATCTTCATTGTCATTTTCAAGATAACACTACCATTGAAGATATAAACAATATTATTTGTTTACAAAAAAATGACAAAATTATGGGACGAGTACTTAGTGACGAAGACAAATTGTTACTTACAAAAATAATGGCATTACCATTTGAATCGATCGGTGGAAAATTAAAAAAAAAATTAACACAATGGAATCGAGTTGGTTTAAAAAAGCGAACGCTTCGGCGCCGTGTTCATAAAAAAAATATAAAAGCCAATAATATATTTCGAAGCTAGAATGTCGGCCGCCGTAAATGCAAAAAAATACCAAGACTTTTTGAAAGCATACTCCGTGCCAAAGGAATCGCCCAAAGAAGCGCCCAAAACCAACAGTCGGATCCCAAGTAAACCGACCGATGTGGAAAAAGTATATGGTGGGAAATTCAACATTCCTGACGATAAATATGACGAGTTCTTGACACTCTATTCGAAATTTTGTTTAGTAGATGGAAATTCCGAACATTTAACAGAGAAACAGCGCGATAAAGACGGCCCAATCCTCATCGATCTCGATTTAAAGTATGATTATGCAGTGACCGATCGGATTCACACAAAGGAACATGTAGACGATTTGGTTGCCTTATATTTAGATAAACTAAAGGAGGTATACCATTTTGACGAAAAGCCCTTCTACATTTTTGTAATGGAAAAGGACCAGGTAAATCGCGTGAATGATGGCGAGAATTCGATTACAAAAGACGGTGTCCATATTATTATAGGAATTAAGGCCAGTATAGCGGTCCAAATGTATTTGCGCACGCAAATCCTGGAAAAGATTGGAAACATGTGGCGAGATTTGCCGATCAAAAATACGTGGGACGATGTGGTTGACAATGCAGTAAGCAGCGGGAGCTCGGGGTGGCAATTGTATGGCAGTCGGAAGCCGGATCACCAAGCCTACAAACTAAAATATATTTACGAAAATGTGTTTGATCCGGCGGACAACGAACCGATGACAACGTCGGTAAAATTGGCGGATTTCAATGTTGTCGAGAATATCAGATATCTGTCGGCGAGATATCTGGGATTTCCCTCGTTTCCTATGAACTCGAATTTCACAAGATTAATTGAAAATGGGGGTGTCGACAATGGTCAGCGAAAACGCACATATGCCAACATTTCTACAACGTCATCGGCGATGACTGCATTCGGGATGGGAGCCAACCTGATGGATGCAATATTTCGCGTAAAAACTCACGCAGAACTCGACGCGCTTGTGGAAACTATGCTGCAACTTTTTGCGGAAAAATCCGAGTATGAATTGGTCGAAACGCACAAGTATACGATGACATTGCCTGAAAAGTATTATGGGCCGGGGAGTTACGAGAAATGGTTGCGTGTTGGAATGGCGCTCTCGGCCACCAACCAATATTTGTTCATCACTTGGATTGCATTCAGTGCGCAGTCTTCGCAGTTTCGTTTTGGAGATATAACCGATTTGTACAGCCAATGGCAAAAATTTGACAAAAAGCCTACGGCTGGCGGTGGCGCCATTGTGACACGCCGGTCTATTATGCATTGGTCAAAACACGAAGTACCTACAAAGTACAATGAAGTCCTTACGAATAGCATCGATTATTATGTTGAAAAGTCGTTAAATACTTCGATGGGCGAAGGCTATGATGACCGCCGCAGTGGCGATTTCGAGATTGCATGCGTCCTCAATCAAATGTTCAAGCACGATTATGTGTGCGTGAGCATTAAAAACAACATTTGGTACCGTTTCCACAAGCACCGATGGACGGAAATCGACTCGGGGACCACGTTGCGAAAATCCATCTCGACCGATGTGCGAGACGTGTACGAGGCGAAGCTGAGGAGCATCGAGCAAAATATCGCGGCGTTGCATTTGGAGAATGAGCAAAACCCATTGATCAAATCGTTGAAGAAGAAATTGGGAAAAATTATCGACATTACCATGTGTTTGGTGTCGACAGTCAACAAGAAAAATATCATGACCGAGGCGAAAGATTTGTTTTACGACCCGCAGTTCATGGAAAAACTCGACACGAATCCCTATTTGCTCTGTTTCGACAATGGTGTGGTGGATTTTAAGGAAAAGGTGTTTCGCGTGGGTTATCCGGAAGACTATGTGAGCAAGTGCACCAAGTTGGATTATATGCCGCTGAATCCGACTCGGGATGGGAAAACAATGGACGAAATTAACGACTTTATGCGAAAACTGTTTCCCAAACCGCAGCTGTGCGAGTATATGTGGAGCCACTTGGCGTCGATTTTGTTGGGCACGCCCGATAAACAGACATTCCACATGTATATTGGCGAAGGTCGAAACGGCAAGTCGGTGCTTACGACGTTGATTGACGAGATGTTGGGCGAGTACAAGGGTGTGGTGCCGCTTTCTGCCATCACCCAAGATCGCGCCAAAGTTGGCGGGACGTCGGCGGAGTTGGCAGAACTTAAAGGTGTTCGTTATGCGGTGATTATGGAGCCGTCGACGAAAGACGCTATTTTAGAAGGACCGTTGAAACAGTTGACAAGTGGTTTGGATCCGATCCAGTGTCGCGCACCTTACTCGGCAAAGACGATGATTTATTATCCGCAGTTCAAGCTCGTGTTGTGTACCAATGTTCGAATGGACGTAAAGACGCAGGATTTTGGCACATGGCGACGTATTCGCGAGGTACCGTTTGAGTCGCACTTTACCGAGAATCCGGATCCGACGAAACCGAACCAGTTTTTGATCGACACGACGATTCAGGATAAATTCAAGTATTGGAAGTTTACCTTTATGGCAATGTTGGTCAAAAAAGCGTTCGAGACGGGCGGCAAGGTGGAAGAGTGCGACGTGGTGATTCAGGCGAGCAAGCGGTACCAGGAGAGCCAAGATTTTATTGCGGAATTTATCCGCGATAAGATTGAAGAAGACCCGCGTGGCAAGATTCGCAAGTCAGAGTTGAATCCTCTTTTCTTGGCTTGGTATCGGGAATCCTATGGTTTTGGGTCTCCGTCCGTAAAAGATGTGCACAAGTATTTGGATAAAAAGTTCGGAAAGGCAAGCACGGAAGGCTGGCTTGGTGGAAAAATACGACACGAGCGCGTTCCGATCGAGGAGAGCGACGATATGCCGGCTGAAATTAATGCGAATGAACTTTAAGGCGGCGGTGGTTCTGCGACCCACTTGTGAATCCCTCACCTATTTTTTTTTTGTAAATTTTTATTTTGTAACATTAAATTAAATGAGCATTCTAAAATTTATTAACGTCCCCGTTTTTCTTGTAAGTTTAGCAATCGGATTTTTCTTTGTATACATTTTTAATCCAGAGAAGCGCAAAATCTATGTGTACCCCACTCCCGAAAATGTAGACACTATTCAATACAAAGACAAGTCAGGAACTTGTTTCGAGTTTAAGAATAAAAAAGTTGGCTGCCCGACCAATGAGAGTGAAATTTCGAAAATCCCGCCGCAAGTCTAATAAAGGAAACCTAAGGTTTCCTTTAAATCCTTCCTCTTGTGCTGGGTTGCCGCGAGTCTTTGTTAATAGGATGGAAATGACGCTTTCAGTTATAGGAGGGGTTAAAGGGGAACGTAGTTCCCCTTATCATAAATATATTTATATACAATAGAATAAAATGAAGTTCTGTACACAATGTCAAAATATGTATTATATCTCGATTGACGAGGCAAATTCAAACGAGCTTATTTACTATTGTCGCTTTTGCGGCTTTAAGGACCAGCAGCTAACTGGCGGTGGCGTAACCGTTTTGAAAACCAAGTTTAAGGGTGCTGAACAAACTTGTAATCACGTTGTCAATCGTTATACAAAATATGATCCCACGTTGCCCCGAAAGACCAACATGAAATGTCCGAATGCTGACTGCAAAAGTGACGGCGATGTTATATATCTCCGATACGACGACGACAATATGAAATACTTGTATATTTGTACCCAGTGCGACATAACATGGAAAACTGACGATAACAAATAAGGGGAACCTTAGGTTCCCCTTTAACCCCTCCTCTTTTTCCTTTTGATCCTTCCTCTTTCCCTTTTCTTTGAGTCCTTCCTCTTTCCCTTTTCTTTGAGTCCTTCCTCTTTTTTTATAAAATCCTGTAAAAAGAAAAAGGGAGGGATCATAAGGGAACCTACGGTTCCCTTAGCTTAGTCATAAAAAAATATAAACAATAATAGTAAATGGCAGACAAATTTGTAGAAAGCGATGGTGATGACGAAACCGACTTTTCGGACACAGGGTCTGAGAGTTCAGAGCAAAAACCAAAAAAAATAAAAAAAAAAGACAGCGATGACGAAGCTGATCAAGACGACGACAACGATGATGACATCAACAGCGATTTAGACGATGACGACTTTGCGCAACCCGATGATGATGATAACGATTCCGAAGAAGACAATAACGAAATGAATTTAGACGAAGAAGGGAATCCGGTATCTGCAGGCGAAGTGATGAGTTTTAGCGATGATGAATCCGAAGACGAAGAGCCCGACAAAAACCATTTGCAAAAATTGACCGAGACATTTAAACACAATGTTATTACAGAGCACCATCCAGAACTCATTGTGCAAAATTTTCACGAAGTTGAGGAAATGTGTGTAGTATTGCGTGACGAAAACAGCGTCATCAATGATCCGCGACACCGAACCGTCCCCTTTATCACCAAATACGAAAAGGCAAAAATATTAGGCGAACGAGCGAAGCAAATTAATGCCGGTGCCACGCCTTTTGTCGAAGTGAATCAAGAAATCATCGACGGCTACTTGATAGCGCTCGCCGAGTTTGAACAGAAGAAAATACCGATGATTATTCGCCGCCCCCTGCCAAACAATCAGTCGGAGTATTGGCGACTCGAGGATCTCGAAATTTTATAAGGCGCCAACGTTCGAACACTGTTTTGTGGTACGGATAGTTCGCAATGACTAAATAACTGTTTGCAAACTTCTCTTTCAGATCATTGTCGACTTCTCCGTGATCAAAGGCGTCACTTCTTATGGCAAGTTCGAGCGAAGAATTCATGTCGGTGATTTTATCAATCGCGCCCCTACATTCGGGGCATCTGTTATTCGCGGTCTTTATTAACAATTCTTGTACACAATTCTTGTGAAACGTGTGCATACAATCGAATCGGACACATTTCAACATAGTTTCGCCGTGTTCCGGGAAAAACATGGCATCCCAACATATTGCACATACTTTATGAATAAATTCGTGTTTATTTGATTGATAAAGTTCAAATGGTGATTTCATATATTTATACTCTTAAAAACTTTTTTTTATTATATTTTGTGTATACACACACAATAAAGATATGTGGACTATTTTATTGATTGTTTTTTTGTATGCAGGTTGGTATTTTGCAACAGGAACACAAAAAACGCAGTGGGTTCGGCTGGTCGACATTTTTGTATACGGACCATACCTGATTTATCTTTCAATAAACGATAGCTACACATTCTCCGAGTATGAGAAAATATTTTTGGTATTTTTAGGTGCGACAACCATTACATATAATGCTCGCAATTATCTGAGGAAGACTTCATAAAAAAAAAATGTCGGCAAGTCAAGTTAAAAATCCCACACAGTTTCGAGAAAAAGTCCGCGCAAAGTTGGTGGAGCGGTTTGGTAAAAACAATGCGAATCCAAAGATTTTTACAAATATAGAAATTGGTGTATACAATTTTGCAATCAAAGAGGCGACCAATCTCAAAGTGATCAAGAAATGGGACATCCCCGCGTTTTCGACCCTTTACATGAATCGGTTACGTACCGTTTTTAACAATTTGAAAAAGAACCCGGAGCTTCTAACTATGCTGTGCAATGAAGACCTCAGTCCGCAAACATTTGCATTCATGACGCACCAAGAATTTAATCCCGAGCATTGGAAACAGATGATTGAGCAAAAGATGAAGCGCGACGCGAACAAATATTCGAATAATATTGAGGCCATGACCGAGATGTTTACATGCAAAAAGTGCAAGTCAAAGCGGTGCACATATTACGAGTTGCAGACGCGTTCGGCGGACGAGCCGTCCACTATTTTTATTAGTTGTCTGGATTGTGGTAAACACTGGAAACAAAACTAGGAGAACTACGTTCCCCTAAGGGCGCAGCCCGACGGGCTGATAACCCCTCCTTTTCTTTTCGCTCCTCTCTTTCTCCTTTTCCAAACATAAAACACAAAAATTTATATGTATATTTGTATACAAATTAATTAAAAAAAATGAAAACGATACATAACCACTTGAAAAATAACTCAAGTTTTTTTAAAAATTTAGGCATCGATACGCCCGAAACTTTACGCAATCCATTCACAACTCGCGAAATCCGTCGCTATGTGCATTTGGGCGGCGAGAATTACGCCAACTTGAAAGAAAAAGTGCCCGTCTTTGGTGCTGACGGAAAACCCATTCGTTTCCGAGTGGGTGGCAAAACTTTGCTCCAAGTTTTCGAACCAAGATTCAAAGACAATTATGTCCCCACTCCCGGCACCGAACACATTTTTGTAAAACCAAGTTTTGCAAAAAGTAAAACGCGAAAGCAGCGCGACGGAAAGCAGCGCGGCGGTTCAGTCAGCTTTGCCGGCATCGGTTCAATCGGTGCTTTAACATGGGTCGGACTTATTTTCTATATTCTTATCCAGGCCGGCAATTCTGGCGCTTTCAGAGGATCCTCGAGATAATAAATAATATACACTTTGTATATAAAATGGACCAAATTCCAATCCAAACATCCAGTACATTTTTTAATTCAAATCAAACTGGCGGCATCGATAACAAAACCATCATTATCGTTTTGTTGGTTCTACTTTCCCTCTCGTTTTTAGGCATAAATTTGTTAACAGTCCTCGGCGACATTATCAAGACGATTGTCGATATTTTGGGTCCTTTGTTTGCACAGATCCTCTCCATCTTTGGATACACAACCGGAAGCATTATTAATAAAACTGCCGATGTTGTAGGCGATGTTGCAAAGACCAGTGTCGACATTGCGGAGGGTTCGGTGCAGTCAGTCGGAAACATATTGAGAGATGCTAGCCGACATAATGTGGACCAGCGCGCCACCAGTAGTTTGGACAATGCTTTAAATGTTAAAAGTACCGTAACCCAGGCCGCCGAGCCGACTCCGTCGGCGAGCCCTATTCAAAAACCCATTACCGCCGGCAAGGCAGGGTGGTGCTTGGTCGGCGAGTACGAGGGTAAGCGCGGATGCATTTCGGTAAACGACTACGACAAGTGTTTATCCGGCCAGGTGTTTGCCTCGCGAGATCAATGTATGTTACCAGCACCCACGAAATAAATACAAACATACAAAAATATTTAAATGTATACAACCTTTGAAATAAATATTAGAAATGCAACAGGAACACACTTGTAATATTTATGTATATTTATTGGAAGACGGAAAGTTGCTGCTTGCACTCGATCAGATTGAAGCTATAACCGCATATTTTTATCGAGATGTTGTGCGAAACAATCCAATCGTAAAGCTCGACCACGTTCGATACAATGTGTTGAATTGGCAGATTGACGCCTATGTGCACATGTATATGCACAAACATGGACTTGAACATGTGCGTGGCGGGCGATACAAGAACCGCGAGCTAACTTTGGCAGAGAAGGACGAGATTTCAAATGCGATCAAGTATTTTGCATACGAGATTGAAGAGCAGTTTGTGCAGTCGGACAAACTTCGCGACTTGGCAATGGGAACCGCGCCATATGAACTTCAAAACGTCATGAACAAATATACAATGCTTGAAGACAAGCGTAAGCGGTTTGAGATTGATCGAAGTGTCATCAACGAGCTCAAATGGTTAAGAGAAATTATGAAGACACCGGTGGATCAATTTTTGTTGATCGAAAATAGATACAACCAACTGATGAATAATTTAAGCAAGATATACGGTCAATTTATTCGAGAGATTGAAAATGCGCAAGACAAAATTCGGGTCTCTTGTGAACTCTTTTTGGTTAAACCCTATACATTTTTCGACTGCCGCGTGATACCCTCGGAGCGTGAGCACAATAAATACAAATTCGAGGAAGACACCGAAGTTGCAAGTATATTGGCGGCATTTGAAACTGCAATTTACACCTTGATCAATCGAGAGGATGAAGCCATCTTTGATAAGGAGAACTATGTATTCCGCGGATAACTACGTATTCAGCCTTCGGGCCTTTTGCTTCGCTAAGTCCTCCTTCTTACCCTCTTTTTCTCTTAGTATTGTCCACTCAATGAAAACACCCCAATCGAGTCTGTCGACGCCGGTTTGCTAAAGACTATCTGCGACTCTTCCTTCTTCACATAATCATTTTTAAAGTTGGTTATAATCGAAACTGACACCGAATCGATGTCCCCAGCTAGATAATTGGGCACATAGTTTAAATAAAACTCATAGGTTGCATTTGCCGGAGTATTCAAAAGAATATTCGAAAACGTCATTTCGCCCATATATATCTTTCCTTCAAACGGCGTCGGGGGCGATACAATATTGCCCGAAATTTCCTCTACAAAATGGGGAGAATAGGTGATAATAGGGTCGGACGCAAGCGTGACTTGCTGTCCACCAAACCGGACATCGAGGCTGATATTTTCTACGGGAATACTTAGTAGGAGAGATCCGCTTTGGGAGGTGAATCCAGACACCAAGATACCAATCGATGTAGTGAACGTGTAGGTGTAAAATGCATTGTCGATCGATGGACGGATATTCAAAGTAAAAATTTTTTGAGAATTATTGTCGACCACATCAGTGTCATAGTTCGTGACCCAAAATGGCTGATTTCGGTCATCAGTATTTTGCGTACCATATGCAAACTGTACCGAATTGTAATTGTAAAGTGGTACTGTCGGGTCGTAATACAAAAGCATGGGCGGACCAGGCACGTCCGATTTTGTCGTCAAAGTCGGGATCTTGATATCGTTGGGGCAGATTTCTTCTGGTGTCAAATTTCCTTCTTGCAGCGCCCGGATGTAATATGACGAATATTGCTTGCGCTGTGTAGAGCCTCTTACTAAAGTTGCCCACTTTTGTTTTTGGGTTGCTTTTCCGTTTGACGTTTTGTTGTATTGTAGAATTTCCGCTTTACGGCGCATATCGAGTTGTTGTTGAGTATACCCAAAACTGTATGGATTAACCGGCGTGTATCTTGTTCCCGGTATGTTGAATACAAGACCATTTAGTTTATTCTGTTGCTGAGTAGTGCAAGTTGTCGGCAGTGTTGTGTCTCCCATGAATATATATTACGATACAAAAAATAATATATATTTCGCTTATTCTCGTGTTCCGCGTTCCGCTTATTGAGTTGCTTTATACCAGAATGACGACAAATAGTAAGAATCCTTGGTGGTCTTTGCCTCAAATGCCGAAGAACTTGTCGATAAAGTGGGTCCCCAACCAACAATACTGTTGATTTCAAAGACATTGAGTGCCTTGGCATAGTAGCGAAGATCGGACAACGAACCATGGAAACCCCCGTTTTGGCATACAAACACATCGCCAAAGTTTTGCTTGGGAACATAACCCAAATCCTTGTGTTGAGTCAGTACGCCGTTGATATATACATCCAAGATGCGGTTCTCCGCACGAATCATCACATTCACCCACTTGTTGAATGGAACGCCACTTATGTCAATGACTTCTTGTTGATCACCAATGCTGTTAATAGGCTGATCAGTGAATCGATCCATTTTAATTCGCAGCGTGTTTGTAATACCCGACTTGATATACAAACCGGGAGCGTTTGTTAATGTGGTGTTTCCTTGGACAGCGCCCTTGTTGAATACATGCGCCTCCTTGTTTTCTTCGCCGGCGGTCGGTTTGCTAATTGTTAACCAAACACTATAAGTGAACTCGAGTCCAGTTGGTCGATTTTCCGAGTAATTAATGATGGCAGAAGATGTGCGAGTGTTTTGGGAAACAGTGACTGCATTGTCACCGCGAATCATTCCTTGGATCAAATAGGGCGACTCGGTCGGTGCCAAAATCAGCGAAATCAACATCATTCCAAGTCGGAACAAAAACATAAAACCAAACAAAACAAGGATAATAAAGGCGAATTTGGCAATCAATGAATTGGAATCCAAAAACTCGCTGCTGGCGTCCACCATCGACTTGGACGAAAATTCGTCGATCGACTGTTCCAAGGAGTTCTTTGTATCAGCGACAGTGTCTTTTAAACTTTGGATAGTGCCGGTAATGCCGCTCGAGATTGTGTTGCCAATGTTGCTGAGAGTTTCATTTGTGGTGTTATTTACTTTTTGGGGGTCTGCATTCATCATAGTTTCTATATTTATATTACCATATTAAAAAATGGTGACTTTACTGTAGTCTTGGTTGTTTTTCTGGAGAGTGAGCGACAACCCGAAACTAGCTAAATATTTGGCAAGTGGATTTTCGCCATTTCCGGCGGCATATTTGTCCCAAGCACTTTGGGGATCGGTTGCCGAAGTGGTTCGGGCAAGCTTTGCTAAATAGCAGTTTACAACTCCGTAATCCAAGGTCGCAGTATCACTCGGGGTTTCGATCTGGTCCTGGAAAGACTTGACAAGTTTTCCATTCATGTATACATCCACAAAGGTGTTGTCGACACTCACAATCAAGTGCACCCAAGTTTGGAGAGGCAAGTTGTCGGTGATGAGTTGCTCCTTCTTTACAATTACATTGGACGCGTTGGGTCCAGAGTATTCCAAAGTAAGTTTGGGCGAAGCACCGTCAATCTTGATTCCAATATTCTTTAGAGGATTTGCGGAAATTGCGGGATTTCCATTAGAAGCGGGACTGCCTGCGGTAGCAGACTTGGAAGCTCTCGATACAATATAAGTGGCAGCGCCATTAAAGTTGTATACATACATCCACATTTCGATCGAATATCGCGGAGAGCCGGGATTAAGTCCGAGCGAAGCAACCGGTACTGGAGGCTGGACTATGGCAAGGTCGAGTTTATTCGACAATACGGTTGACCCGCTATTATACATAAAGTAGTATATAACCACAACAAGAACTACTCCTAAAATTATAAATGCTAAAACGTCCATTTTTATTGATTTTATATATAATTTGACAATATATTTTAATAAAGCGAAAAACGTTTGTATACGATATATGGACGCCTCTGAAATTAACGATATTCGTCAACCCGCCAGCTTTAAAGGAATCAGTTTTTCGAAATACAAAAAAGCAGATGTGAAAAACGAGTTTGTATCAAACTTATTGAATGGGAAAGTAGAACCTGCTTGCAACTGGGCAGCCGAACTCGTCTGTGCCGGCCATTTCTTGGAATTGTGGGAAAATATCCTCTACT